ATATCAACGATACGCACTTGACCTTGAACAGTAGTACCAACTAAAGAAGCTGATAATGTTGCTTGTGATAAACCAACGTAGGTATTACCTGCACCTAAGTTACTGAAGTTTGCTTCGTTACCGATTGCAGTTTGAGCAACAGTAGCATCTGCTTGAATTTCATAAACGATTTTTTCATCGTTGTAGAAATAGGCAATGCATGAACCAACTTGGTATGCAGTATTTGCAGGCCAATAGTTAGAAACACGTCTGCGACCTGTTGTATCAGTCCACTCAACTCCTGCGAATGCGCCTGAGAAAGCTCCTGTAGTCGTAACTTCAACAATAGTACCTGTTGCTTGAACATAAGTAATAGGCTGACCTTTAAATATGTTAGTAACATGTCCTGATGCAATACCGCCAGCTAACGCCTGAGCGCGATCCAAACCAGATGGGTGGAAAGCAGGGCGTAATCCGAACGGAGCGCTTAATGTAGTCATAATTTACTCCTTATTTTAAACCTACCCAAATCGTGGGGTAGGCAACGAATTATCAATATTGCCTAAACCTTCACCTTCAACATTTCCAAGCGATTTGCCTGAACTATCTCTCGCACCCTGAACATTTTCGGCATTTAACTTAATCTTGCCTGATTCGTCTAGAGGTGCATCGTGATGGAAGTGAGTCATAATATCCTGATAAATATCTTCAGGTATCTTATAAAGCAACATCTCATTACACGCGATAAAACCAACATGTTCACCAGCCTTTACACGCCAATTCTCAAACCCAGGAATATCGTCTGACTTAACAGGCGTATAACCCAAGCGAATACGTTTATCTATACTGTCGTAACTGTTAGTTGTTGATAGCCAACATAAATGCCAGCCTTTTAGCGCAGGTACATTAGGCAGTGCGCTTTGTGTCCACTCATCCTTCCACATCTTGCGACGATCATCGGCTGAAGCAAACGTATCTTCTGGAGCCTCACGAACAGAGTCATGACTCGCGCGAGTTTCGCGCCCACCAGCAGATAATGATTTTTTTAAACGTGAATCCATAATATATACTCCTAATTAGTTACGTTGTTGTTTAGCATCTTGAGCATAGCGGCGAATCATTTTATTCCGCTTCTCTGAGTCATCCCACATCCCTGCATCCTTCATAGCCCGAACTTGTTCGGGTGAAAGTGTGAAGGTGTTTTTACCACCTGCACTGCTTGGAGCGAACTCCCTTCCTGAGCTTGTAACAACATTCTTATGTTTAGGTTTATAAGTTGGACTTTCGTTATTATCACTAGTATACCTATGCGGTAAATACTTTTGCAAGCGATTATCAAGTTCTTCCCAATAATCAGCACTTTTAGGATCCCAACTGCCCTCATCAGCCATAGCTTGGTCAATGGTAAGTGCAATCTTTGAGTCAGGATCTCGCCCATTAGGGTCATACCAATCATTCTCACGCATCCATGCACTTGCATGACGTTGTACTGAAGGATCAGGCGCTTGAATAGTCTGCTGTTGTTGTGGTGCAGTAGACCTAGCCTTCATATTCTCTAGTGATTCATGCGTTTTACGTGCTTCAAACCACATTTCCTGTGCGCTAGTGAGTAAATCACCATTGCCTGTCTCTGTAGCCTCTTTAATCTTCTGTTTAGCAAATAAAATACGTGATTCTTGGTCTTCAATTGCCTTATTAATACGTGCAATCTCTGTACCCTGTGTTTTACGCTCTACAACAGACAATCTTTCCAATAAATCTTGGTTTTGACGTTGTAAATGCTGTAAACGCACATCTTTTTCTGTAGCAACCTGCTTATGATAGTCCTTACGAGACCGTCTTTTAGCACGTTTAGCTTCACGAATGGCTTCCTGTTCAGGATCTACCTCACCATTCGCTTCAATTTCGGCACGAGCTTCTGCATCATCACCTGAATCAGAATCTTCATGCTCTACTTCTTGTTTATCGGGTGACTCAATATCATCGGGAAGGTCAATAACGGCAGAACCGTCAGCACTCTCGTTGATTTTCATCTCTTGGGTTTCTTCTTTAGCCATTATATAAATGCCCTCACTTCAAGTGGATTACCTGTGATTTTAGCGATAACTTCGTGGTCATTCATAATCATGAACTCCACCTTTTCGTTATCTTTAGAATCGCCTATTGCTACTTCCCATCTATCACCTGTCCACTTAGGAACACGTAAATAGTCACCAATTTCGCACCATGAACCTTCGGGCCATGGCTCCATCGTGTCGCGCTTTTTAAACGCTAATGGGCCGATTGCAATTACTTTACCTACTGGGTTTTGTGCGCGTTCGGTGTCGCGTGTTTCCTCAGCAAGAATAATCCCTGAATGTGTCGTTCTAGTTTTCGCTTTGCGTAGTTGTACCAATACACGAGCGCCTAAAGGTTTTGCACCAGGGTCTACATCAGGAAAAGCATCCCGAATATCAGCCGAATAACCAGCCTCTGTGCTATCTGTCATCTTCATCTTCCTTTAAAAGATTATTTAATAATTCTAAAGCTAAATCTAATCCTGCATATTCTCCAACTAACCGTTGATAGGACTCAAAGTTAGAGGCAGTACCCCTAGCTAGTGATATCGCTATCTCAGCTTGTCGCGTTTTTACAACGCTTATAAAGTCGGAGACGTAGTTCATGCGTTCTTCTTCTGAATACCTGTACCGAAGTTCCCATTATCAGAGTTAGCTTTAGGCATAGTTGCACTGCCTTTTTCTGCATATACTTCGCCATCAACCCATGCGCCTGTTGCCATACGTTTGTGTTGAGGAACGATTTCACTAAGTTGGTCTTTATCTGTAGTAGCCATATTAATCTCCTAGTCCTTTTTGAGTGGTTTGGTTGAGTTTAATAGCAGTTGCTTCCTGCTCCTTGCGTAGCCTTACCTCATCAACCGTAAGTTGGGCTGTTTGAATGCGTTCTGCTGTTAAGTTGTTTTCCGCATTCATTGCAACTTTTGACTCTCTATCGTTATCAGCAATACCTAATTGCTGTTGTAACTTAGCTTGAGTCTCTTGTTGTGTCTCTTGCATCTTAGCTTGTTCTAGTTGAGCATCAGATTGGTCTTTAGCAGTCCTACGTTGAGTCTCTGCCATAGATGCTTGTAATAACGCTGTATCTGAACCATCCATTTGTGGTTTAGGTGCAAACTGTTGCATAAGTTGTCCAAGCTGTTGCAACGCAGGTGTAACACCTTGAAATACCTGTGCTGAATCTGTCTTCACATGCTCACTTGCTAGTGCTATTGCTTTATCAATTTGGTCTACTAACTTACTGTCTTCATACTTGTGTAAGTTAATACCTGTACCATGCGTAGCATAAGTAGACATTTGATTGGTATACCACAACATCATGTGCTGTTTAATATGCTCTAGGACTTGCGGTACGTAGTTCTGTGCGATTAAAGGGTTGCTTCCCAAGTTAGGATCTAGCGCAAAGGTTAAATGTGTCTGTATGTGCGCTAAATGGTCTTGGCGTGGATATGCGAATGCAGGTTTGTTTAATGCCATACTTGCGTTCTCATTCCCTGCATCCATCTCAGCAGGTTTTCCTGCACTTGGCATCAGTTCATTCACAGCAGGAACTTTCATCTGTTTCAAGATACGACTCAGTACTGCACGTTGGTCAAACATTCCAGGAAACTGCCCCATCAATGCTAAGACAGCCTGACTCTGTGCCATACGTTGTGTTTCAGAGAAGATGTGTGGATCTGAGACAGGAACGATATCTGAGTTACGTCTGAAGTCATCACGAGTAATCTGCAAGTCTTCTACAATCTCATCCTTACGTTGTTCATCTAAGTACCAACGATTGATGCGACCTAGTACTTGTAAGATACGTCTTTGTGAATCATGCATACGTGCGTGAATAGCACTGAATACTTTAGCGCCTTGCTCAATCAACGCCTGTGTTGTTCCTACAGGCATGTTGCTATTAACGTCTGCAATCTTCTCTTCTGCGGTACTGACAACGCCTTTAGCGGCTGTATCTAACCAACCTAGCAATTGGAATAGCACAGGTGAAGCTGTATTGAATGGTA